GAGATCTACACCTAAGCCTTCGTCGGCAGCGTCAGATGTGTATAAGAGACAGCATCAAAGGCTTTCTGAAGAAACTCATCACGTGACATATGTGGGTGTGCACATTTTGGGCACCCATGACCGGATAAGTGTGTGCTTGGTTTGGTTCCCCAATCTCCATGGATCGGACACGTGATGATTACTTTTTCATCAACCCGGTGATATTCTACTTTTGAATAATCATATTTATTATTGTGGATTGTGTTAGCCCGCTGTACGAATTCTTTATCTTTTCTATTTTTATCATTACCACACCTGGGGCATCCTTGCCCATGAAGGTGATCTACTGGACGTTGGCTGAACATACCGTGGTCGTTGCATATTATATCTACTTTGGTGGCGGAGTTGGTATATGTCGCTTTGGAATAATCGTACTTATGTCCATGTTTTTTATTAGCATTATCTACGAAAATATCAAGTGTGTGATCAACACCACCATTACAGGATGGACAACCATGTGAACCATAGATGTGTGCACTCGGCACCTGTAAAAAATCTCCATGCTCCGGGCATGTAATAGATATTTTTGTTCTACTATTAATATATTTGGATTTTGAATAATCGTATTTTTCACCATGAGCGTGTGTTGCTTTTTTTATAAACTCATCAGTTGTTAATTTTTTCACATTACAAATCCACATGTTTTCGTTGATGTATTAAAACTTACTACTTATTTACCAATGATAACTAAATATAATACGAGCTTAATCAAATGTCAATAGGAAAAATAATATGGCCACGTCTCCTTCAGTATCGGTAACAGTAAATGACCAGTCCATCTACAGTGAACCGAGTCCCCAAACAGTGCCGCTGTTTGTATTTGCAACCAGGGCAAATAAAATTACTCCTGATGGTTCCGGAACCGCTCCTGGTACTACAGAATCTAATAAACTTCGGGTAGTTTCTTCGCAGCGTGAACTGCTTCAGAATTATGGCAACCCGGTGTTCGTAACTGCCGACGGTGACCCCGTAAACGGCGACGAGACCAATGAATACGGTCTTCTTTCAGCTCACTCTTTCCTCGGACAGGGAAGCAGGGCATATGTTATACGTGCAGACATCGACCTCGGTCAGCTCGTTACCACTGATGTCGAGCCAGTTCTTCCTCCCCCGGACAGCACTTACTGGATCGATGAAGATGCAGTGGTTGGTGGTATCTTCCGCTTGGTTGGTGCAACTTGGCAGGCAGTTCCTTTCTCAGTATACACCACCACCCCTACGTCAGTAGATGGTGTAGATGGTGACTGGGCGTTTGACTACTCGAATGCCGATGGTGCTATCAAGTTCAAGAATGGTGGCGTGTGGCACGTAGCCTCAGATGCCGAGCTTCAGGCTGAGTACGGTGCAACAACCAACTTACATGTTTCCCAAACTGGTCCGGTTACTCCTGACGTTGGTGACTTCTGGTACAAGACAACTTCTTCTGCCGGTGGAACCAACTTACAGCTGACCCGTTTCCGTGCCGCTGATGGCGTCTGGATTACCCAGGCTATCATCCGTGATACTGTGATGCCGGTTCCTAACGAAGGTGTTATCTGGGAAGACGTTTCATTCATCAACATCACTGGTGCCCGCCCGCTTTATGTCGGCACTGGTCTTGAGTTCATCCCACTTCCAGTTTTTGTACAGAACGATGCTCCGGTTAGTGAGCCAGCAACTGGTACCTATTGGTTCGATGACAACATTACTACTTTCGGTCTGTATGTTGAAGGTACAGATTACGGTTATGGCAACCAGTGGGTTCCTATTGAAACCACCACCGTGTCAAACCCGACTGCGTTGCAGAAAGTTATCTCCGGCTCCGCTCCTGCGTTCCCGAACGTTGGTGCTATCTGGGTTGACATCTCAACCGCCGACAACATTGACAACTGGCCAGTGATCAAACGCTGGGACGGTGCCATCTGGGGCGATATCACCAGTGCTGTTCTTATTCAGTCTGATGACCCGAATGCGTCCGCTGTGGTGAACGGTACCTACTGGATGAACACCGGCGAGTCTCAGACCCGCAACACCGTCAAGGTTTATGATCCCACATTCGAGGCCGTTACGGTCACCTTTGATGGTTCTACCTACAGCGTGGTTTCCGAGACTGGCAACTACTGGGCTCCCGCAACTGGTGACACTTTCGGTCGCCGCTCACAGCGTGAAATCGTTGTTGAGAAGATGCAGTCATCCCTGGTGGTCAACGACGAGATTCGTGCCGAAGTGAACTATTTCCAGCTCATCACCAGTCCCGGTTACCCTGAACTGTATGACGAGATGAATGCTCTGAACACCGACAACAACGAAGTTAGCTTCATCGTTGCCGATACTCCGAAGTTCATGATTCCGAATGGCATCCCGACTGGTCGTGAAGTTACCGCAGCTGAATGGATCACCAACGCTAATAACGTTGTATCCACCGGTGAAGATGGTTTTGCTTCTGCCCCGTCCGTATACGCTGGTTTCTGGTACCCCTGGGGTATCTCCACCAACGTTGACGGCAACGACGTGTTCGTTCCGCCTTCACACTTCATGATGCGCACTATGGCTTACAGCGATCAGGTTTCTGCACCTTGGTTCCCGCCTGCTGGTTACACACGTGGTCGTGTTGACAATGCTGGTTCTGTTGGTTACCTGAACAATGATGGCGAGTACGTGCCAGTGCAGCTGATCAAGTCTCAGCGTGACGTTCTTTATGAGAACAACATCAACCCGATTGCGTTCATCCCGAACCGTGGTTTGACTGTCTTTGGTCAGAAGACCAACGCAGCAACCGCTTCTGCCCTTGACCGTGTAAACGTCGCCCGCCTCATCGCCAAGATGAAGTACGACCTTACCCGTCTCCTGGAGCCGTTCCTGTTCGAGATCAACGATCCGGTCACCCGTCGCTCTGCAACGGTTGTTACCGAAAGGTATCTTGCTGGTCTTAAATCCCTTCGTGCTCTGTTCGACTATGCAGTACGTTGTGACGAGGCTAACAATCCTCCGTCGGCAATCGACCAGAATGAACTGTATGTTGACGTGGCTATCAAGCCTGCGAAGAGCATCGAGTTCATCTTTGTACCGATCACAATACTTGGCACCGGTGACGAATTCCCGTTCTAATCTGAGATAGGTATTGAAAAATTGAAGGGGTGTGATCATATTAAGATCATACCCCTTTTTAATTGGGGCGGATAAATTGGAAGATATTATGATAACAGAATCTGGTGGTATAGAAGAAAATAAGCCACCCGAGCTGAAGAGTTTGAATTCGTTCGCCAAACTACTTGACGGGGCTGTCCCCCTGGAAGGTACTCCTTTTTCTGGGATGGGAAAACGTAAATACATTCAGATAAAGCTGAAAAAGCATAATATCGCATTCGAACTATTTGCCGAAAGTATCATCAGTCCAGCCCCAGCAGATGTCGGTGTCGGTTACGAAGAAACTGATGTAATTCAAAATCATGGAGTAATCCGGTACAATATCACAAACGATACCGACACTATCGAGGATCGCCGATTTGAAGGGGATTACATCCCATTCACCGATTTCCTGGAACAATATATTTCCGGGGATAACGCAAGGAATTCCATAGAACTCTATATGGATCAACTGATTGAGAAATCCAAGTTGACAGAAACGTTCTTCACCAACATGAATAAATTATGGAATGATAGAGAAATCAACACACCGAGGATTTACGAAATACCAATATGCTAATTTTACTCAGTCACGGTTCTTCTGTAGCCCAGGAGGACAACATAGTTTCCGGGCAGGTTAACCACTTGATGTCAGAAGCCGGAAGGGAAGAAGCCACCGATGCCGGTAGGAGCTTGGCTGACTATGATATTGACTATGTGTTTTGCTCGGACCTTGAGCGATGTCAGGATACCGCCAATATAGTGCTGGCGACTAACAACTTCTCAGATAATGTGGAAATGGAACTGGTCCAGGAACTCAGGGAACGATCTTACGGCTCTCTCGAAGGTACCCCATACCCTGAAGTCAGGAAAGCCCTCCCTCCCAGGAAATACAAACTGTGGAACCGGGATTATTTCGAAGCTCCCCCACAGGGCGAGTCCTTACAGGATGTGGAACAGCGGCTTATACCATTCCTCAAGGAAACAGTGTTCCCGCTGGTTGATGACAATAAAAATGTTTTGTTAGTGACCCATAATGATGTGATAAAAACCATCATCGGACACTTGAAGAAATCAGACGAAACTGATATTATAAGGTGGAATATAGAAAACGCTATTCCCTATTTCTTTTACGGTAAAACTTGCGACTAAAGGGGCACGCACGTAATGACATCTGATGATGACATGGTTATTATCGCCGGTACTTCTATTCCGGGGCTGGCAGACAAGATATCAAGACAATCGTGTGGGAAAAATAAGTGGAAGTCGTTGGCTAGTGCGGAAATCACGGTGTTTAGTGATCGGGAAATCTCCGTTGAAATATTCGATTCTGTTCGTGGGAAAGATGTCTACATCATCCAGTCAGCTTGTGCCCCGGTCAACGACAATCTCATGGAACTGCTCCTCACGGCAGACGCCGTGAAGCGATCCTCGGCAAGGTCCATTACTGCTGTCATTCCATACCTGGGGTACTCCCGCCAGGACCGTCGTCCTAAATTCCGCAGGATGCCTATCTCCGCCAGGGTTGTGGCTGATATGATCCAGGCATCCGGAGTCGATGCCGTCATCACCGTGGATATTCACGCCGCCCAGATTCAAGGAATGTACGATATCCCGTTTATAAATGTTAGTGCATCCACCCGGTTCACCGCAGACATATACCATCGGTATTTCACCAATAATGTGGTGGTGGTATCCCCGGATGCTGGTGGTGTTGAGCGAGCCCGGTCGGTAGGCAAGCAGCTGGATGTTGATCTGGCAGTCATCGACAAACGTCGCCCCAAAGCGAACGTGTCCGAAGTGATGAACGTCCTGGGTGACGTTGAAGGAAACCACTGCATCCTGGTGGATGACATGATCGATACTGGTGGGACATTATGCAAGGGTGCGGCTGCACTCATAGAGAATGGGGCAACTGGCGTGTCGGCTTACTGTACCCACCCGGTACTATCTGGGAAAGCCGTCGAGAACATCGAAGGGTCGGTCCTCACAGAATTGGTGGTGTCGGATACCATCCCACTCAGTGAAGAAGCCGCTGGAAGCAGTAAAATCCGGGTCGTCTCGATGGCTGAAAGCCTTGGAGAAACAGTGAGAAGGGCACATTCTGGTGAGTCTATCAGCTCGATTTACATGATGGATTAGAAAACAGCCCAACTTCTCCCCCTAAATACTCTACACAGGGTAAATAATCCTTACAAGAGTGTTTAGTGGAGAATAATTACAATGACAGTCAACAGTCTCGCAAATTTCGGTGTTCCAGGTCTTAACGGAGACCGCTCCGCTGTATTGCAACCAATTTTCAGCAACAGATACCGCACGTTGTTTTTCAACTTCGGAATGGGTCGTGAGCCCGCTCCTTATGATATGACCCGCCAGACCCGCAGGATCGGTCGCCCGGAACTGTCATTCGAAGAGCAGTCCATCTATTCCTACGTGTCCACCGTATATGTTGCTACCCGTGGTGAGTGGAGTGAGCTTACACTGACCCTGTTTGATGACATCACTAACTCAGCCATGCGCCGGGTCCAGAATCAGGTGTCCAAGCAGCAGAATTTCTTTGATCAAACCATGTCCAGGGCTGGTGAGAACTACAAGTTCGAACTCGACCTTGACGTACTGGCTGGTGGCGCAAGCGCCGGTGGTACTGCGGCTGATCCTAACATCATCCAGAAATATTCGTATGCTGGTTGCTGGATCAAGAGCGTTAACCTGGGTGAAATGACCTACGAAGACGCAAACGCAATGGAAATCGAACTTACGATTCGTTACGACAACGTTATCGCATTCGACCAGAACGGCATCCGTATGGGCACATATCGTCACACCGACGAGATTCAGTCCCAGGAAGGTGTTGGTTCATCCGGTACTGGTGCAGGTGGATTCAACATTTCCATCGGCGACAGTGGTGTATCCATCGGAAATGGTTCGTTTGGTCTGAGTGTTGGTGGTGCGGGCGGAGGCTTCGGAATCAACTTCTAATCAAATCAACCTTCGTGCAGGTTGCGGGGCTCCTTCGGGAGCCCTTCTTATTAGCGTTTGTGTTGTAACTGCTTGAGTTGTTCTTTCTTAATAGCACGCTGATTCAAACGGATAGCTTCTTTCTTCTTGAGCCGTTTGACTTCGGAGGGTTTGGTGAAATATCGACGATCAGATAACTCTTTGATCGTGCCGCCATCGAACATTTTCTTCTTTAATTTACGCAATGCACGTTCAACATTACCATTTCTAACTTCGATTTTCATAGTATCCTCATTTTATTAATAATATCGGAGTAAATATATTTACTAATACTGAAAAATTGGGAACCAACTTAATGGGTGCATTAGACGAATTACAGAGTTTTGTCCAAACCAAGATTCTCCGCCAGAAGAAAAAGAATGATGACAGCGCCAATAATGCTGCATCTCCGGGACAGGGTGACACAACTCACGGAATAGTAGGCGGTTTTCCGTTTATGAACTATGCATCTGAGCGTGTCAACCTGAGACCACTGATGGTTCCCAGGCAGAAATACACCTATATGGTTGAATTCCATGTAAATGAGGATGCTCTCCTGGACGGGATCGCAGTAACCAACCTCAAGAAATTCCTCAATAACGGTAACATGTACACCCAGTTGAAGCGAATCGATCACCCCAAACCCTCATTTGCCGTCGAAACGTTGCGCTCGTACAACAAATACGTGAAGCTCCCCACTAAGATGGAATTCCCGGCAGCATCGATGACATTCGACGATGACACCACTTCCATTACGGCAGCCCTGATCAAGGAGTACATCAACTTTTACTCCCACTCCGGCGACATTGGGTCAGTATTATTGACGGATGGTAACACGAGCAGTGTTGGACCAGTCCGCCCACCGAATTTCAATACCGCTTTTGGCTCGGATGCATTTTCATACGATCAGCCGAATGTGGGGTACAACCACTTGATAACGAATGCCGAAACCGATGAGCCCCGCAGTCATATGAATTCCAGGCACTCGATGGGTCTCAAGTTGAAGCCCAACTACAAAAGGCATTTCTTCAACAGCATCGTGATATACGATTTGGGAACCGAGCCAAATTCCGTCAACATTTATTATTTCCACCGTCCGGTGTTCACCGCAATCAACCACGACGGGCTGGATACTGAAGATAGGACATCCAAGGTTGAGGTGACCGTCAACTTCGAGTACGAGAACTACTATTTTGCATTAGGTAGGAGCACGTCTGAGGTTGCGGATGCAGTTGAGCTTCTGACCGGGGTTCGACCACCGGATCAGGTAACGTCCGACCTATTCGACGGGTACCACGGTAAGATGGAAGATCAGAAGAACAATTCGGTGCCGGTATCCAAGACATCACCGAACCCGATGACGCCTATGCCGGAGACCACCACCCCACAAGTGGTATTGGGACCAGGGAACATTGTGCCACCCAATCTCAGACCCCCGTCTGAGATTGAGGATGATATAGAAACCGTTCGTGGTGAGCTTACGGAAATCTCCACACAAACAGCGAGTGGATCAACCCCGGAGCAGGATGCCAGGAAGACTGCATTGAACAACAAACTGGAGGCTCTCAACGCAGAACTCAACCAGTCTGTGGCTGTGGTTTCTGAGCGGCAGAAGACCGAGCAGGCAGCACCGGCTACCCAGAGTGCTGTGGAAAACACCAAGAAGCAGATGGCCGCCGCTGATGCTGGTACACCAGAACAAACGATGCCGAACCCGTCTAATTTAATAGTTAATGGAAGGAACAGGGACCAGTGGCAAGATATTCATAACAGGGCAACAGTCATGCACGCTAAACTAAATGCCGAAGCAGACTCTTATAGGGAATCCATAGAAGAACTGGAGAGGAATGGTGGGGCATTATCGGATATAATAGCCATACGTGAGTTGGAGATTCAAGCACGCCAAGGAGCCAATGACCAAGCTGAATTAAAGAGACTCGCAACGGAATCAGTAATAGAAATAGACGAAACAGAAAACCGCCCATTTAGACCGTTGTAATTATGGCAAGAGGAATCCGAACAAAATTCACCCCGCAGAATCCAGAGAAGTATGATGGATTATTCCCCATTGTGGCAAAGTCCTCGTGGGAGCTTGAGTTCATGCGGTATTGTGATAACCACCCGGACGTACTCAAGTGGTCATATGAGCCTGTAAAGATTCCATACAACAACCCAACCAAAGCCAACAAGACGCAATCGCTTTACCTACCGGACTTCCTAGTGACGTTCGTACAGAAGGGCGGGCAGACTACTACCAAACTGATAGAGATCAAACCACTACATGAGGCTGACCAAGGATTCGCCCGCAACTCAAACGATGCCGTTGCAAAGATGCAGAACGATGCCAAGTGGGCAGCCGCCCAGGCGTGGGCAATGCGTAGGGGTATTGACTTTTCTATAATGACCGAAGCCGACCTGTTTGCCGGTGGTGCCAATAAGAAACCCAGGCAAAACCCGATCCGGGCAGCGGTTCCAGCCACGGTTAAAGACCTGAAGCCGAAGGTTTACAAGAAGCGTGGCGGATCAAAACTAGCAAAAACAATGGGAAAGAGTAGTAAAAGACCAACTAGTAGGCTAAGTAAGGTTAGGAGTGGAGTTTCCAGTAAAGTTCGGAAATCCCCGAGGATTAAGAAAACATGAGTATCAACAAGACAATAGCTGAAAGTCTTGGGATGGAAATCCCGGAAGAGGACGAAGTGGACCACTCTCTCGTAGAGATAGCCCCCCATGAAGTCCCTGAGCCGGTTGAAAATCCAAACCTCCCCAGTCTGGCAGACGAGGATCGTCGTATGCTAGAGGGTGAGAAGCAGCTTGAAAATCTCATCAAGTTGGGGATGAATACATTCACCGACCTCGATGACAAACGTGCCGACATCGACCCGAAGTATCTGAGTAGGCACATAGAAACGTCCGCCCAGGTATTCAGCCTTACTCTGGATGCCGTTAAGCACAAGACAAATTTACAGCTCAAGAAGAAAAAGCAGAAGCTGGATGAGGCTGGGTTTGAGGGTAACACCGGTAAGTCCGGTGATACAAATAACAATTTCTTCGTCGGCTCCAGGGAGGATTTGCGCAAGCTAATCAACTCCGGTGGGCAGGCGGAATCAGAAGCAACTCCACCGGTGCAGGATATGCAGGGTGTTCAAGAGTCGGATTCTGATAAATAAAGGGATACTGTGGAGAAGAACCATGCATAAGAGTTTACGATCAATCCTGGCTGAAAGTGATCAGGAATTTACTTACTGGGTCAAATCGACTTATAACCTTCATGATCCTGAGACCATGGACCAGATTCGGCTTGCCATGCTGCCGTATGACCTCCGTGCAATCGAGAAGGGTGCATACAAGCCAATCGGTGCTGGAAACAAGGATTTCCCCAATGTTCCGAATTCTCCCTCGTATGCAGTAAAGGTTACCCTGGGTCTTGAGCCGCCCGAGGACAATGACGCATTACAGAAAGTTGCTCTGTTCACCCGCATCTTCGACGAGCATCTCCTCGTTCATAAGGATGGCGTGGACCCGCACAAAGAACTCGAAGTTGATGATGACGGCGAATACAAGAACTTGGCGCAGTCCGCCAAGGATTTCTCATCTTCCCTGGACGACATCGTTGATGGTGCTCAGGATGAAGTCGGTGAGAAGCGCATTGGTGCATTCCTGAAAGACCTTGAAGCCCAGCTCAAGAAAGAGCGTGAGGCTGTCCGTCAGATCACCCCGAAACTCAAAGAATCTTTCGTAACCTCCCACATGGCACTGAACCACTTGAGCCCAGGGTGGAAGCGTGGTTTCTACGTAGTAGAGCGTGCCCAGGCAGACCATGGTACCATGAAGGTCTCCGGTCCGTTTGAAAAGCAGCCAACCAATTATGAGTTTGTTGCTGACCTCGTAGTCGAAGGAGCCGGTTCTCTTACTGTGGAATCTTCCAGTAAAATAGTCATGGAAGCGTATGACCGTAATTTCAAATACACAATGAAGCCAACCTCGAAAGGCAAAACGGTAATAGAAACCAAGTATTCCGTGGACGTAAAAGACCAGGATACTGGTAAGTCCTACAATGTTATCGTCGATGCCCTCGATGACACCCGTGCTCGTGATCGTGCTGTCGTGGTGGTAGCCCGCCAGAACAAGCTGAATCAGGATAGTCTGTTAGCCACAGACCCACGTATGTCGTAACCCAAAAGGGCATTTATGGCACGGTTATCAGAAGAGGACGGCGGTAAGATAAAGCCTGCGGGCTTTTCTCACGAATTCACCAAGGAACAGGTGGCGGAGCTTATCCGATGTGGGAACGACCCCGAATACTTCATCCTCAATTACGTCATGATCCAGCACCCAACCCGTGGTGCCGTTAAGTTTCGCATGTACGATTACCAGAGACGCCTTGTGCAGGTGTATAACTCGTCCGACCGTGTTATTGCCATGTTACCCAGGCAGGCTGGTAAAACCACCACAGCAGCCGCATATTTGCTCTGGTGGGCAATATTCAAGGATGACCAGACCATTCTGATTACCGGTAAGGACCATGACGGCGCTAAGGAAGTAATGGGTCGTTTGTGGTATGCCTACGAGGAATTGCCCTGGTGGCTCAAGCCTGGGGTAATCACCGATCAGGTTCACACCAAGAAATTCGACAACAAGAGCATAGTCCGAGCCGTTGCTACAACCCCGACCGCTGGTCGAGGTAAGTCCAACTCAATCGTGTACTGTGACGAGTTCGCCTACGTGCGCCCGAACATTGCTGAGGCATTCTGGACCGCTTTGGCACCTACCCTGGCTACCGGTGGTAACCTGATCATCACCAGCACGCCGAACACCGATGAAGATAAGTTCTCTAGTATATGGTTTAATGCTAATATTTCCCCAGAGTCTGATCACTGGGAGAGCCCGTACAGTGCCACAGAAAATGATGAGGAAGAGTACGAGACGATCTACGAGGATGAGGCAATCGAAGAGCGCCTCCGTGAATACAACGAATTGATGACCGGTGGTGACGACGACGATGAAGATGTGGAAGTCGGCTTCACGGGTATGTTTGTCAAGTGGGACCAGATTCCGGACGAGAAAGACCCCACTGGTTTCCGTGGTAAGAACTTCAAACGCAGGCAGTTTAAGGAAGGCTTCACCCTCGAACAGTGGGAACGAGAATACGAATGTAAATTCATCTCCGGTGACGCAACCCTTATCGCCCCAATAAAACTGGCATCCCTGAGTCACAACGCCAGGATTCCAAGGTTCATCGACCGCTGGGGCGGACGGTGGTACTCTGAGATCAAACCCAACTATGCTTATGCTGTGGTACTCGATCCGTCGCAGGGCGTGAACGCCGACGATGCGTGTCTCCAGGTATGGGAAATACCGACCATGACCCAGGTGGCAGAATGGAACGATAATCAGGCGGACCAGCCCGAGCAGGCGAGGATGCTTAAGCGTGTGCTCAAGAGAATTTATCTTACCCAGCAGGACGACCCGGAGCACCGGGGTGATGTCAATATCTATTACAGTGTGGAAAGAAACTCACTCGGTATTGGTATCATAAACATAATCGAGGAAAACGAGGAGTCGTTCCCAGGGTGGATGCTGGACTCCACGGCTACCACTATGAATGTCCGTGGTAGTAAGGGTGGTATGGACAGCCTGAACTACTACCGTGGTTTGTTAACCTCCGTGTCAACCAAGAAGCGGTTCTGCCTGGAGCTTAAGTCTCTGGTTGAGCGAAACCTATTCGTACCACGATCAAAGGAATTGATCACACAGTTCAAGAACTTCATTAAGGTTGGTAATTCATACCAAGCCAAAGAAGGCACCAAGGACGATATTGTCATGTCATGCGTGCTTATGTGTCACCTCATCGAAGAGCTGAGGTTCCACGAGCCAGACCTGGAAGACACGCTGTCTATCAATCTCAATGAAGATTATGATCAGGATGATGACAGCCATCCGGACAATATGGCATTCGCTCCCGTCGTATAAAATCCTTGACAAAATTGTCTGCCTCAGATATAATCTCGTCATGTCTGAAAATAATC